ATAATAATAAAATAAATGATGATAAAATAGATAATAATAAAATAAATGATGATAAAATAGATAATAATAAAATAAATGATGATAAAATAGATAATAATAAAATAAATGATGATAAAATAAATGATGATAAAATAAATGATGATAAAACAAAAAAATATGACACATTGGTATGTTCTGGTGGAGGAATGAAAGGATTTGCATTGTTGGGCGCGTTAGAATATTTACATGAATATGAATATCTGCAACACATTAAAACATATGCTGGCGCATCAATCGGAGGAATTATTTCATCACTCATTATTGTTGGCTATAAACCTTCAGAATTATTTGACATAACATCAAAAATAAATTTATTTAAAATGAAAAACCAAAATATTTATAATATTGTTAACATATTTGGCATTGATGATGGTCGTAAATTAGAAATTCTTTTAAAAAAATTATTAATATACAAAAAAATAAATGTTGACATAACGTTAAAAGAATTATTTGAAAAAACTAATATTAAATTAATTCTGACGACAACGTGCATTAATGATAAAAAAGCAAAATATTTATCGTACGAAACATATCCAGATATTAAATTAATAACAGCGTTACGCATGTCTTCTGCTATTCCATTTTATTTTGCTCCTGTATTATATGACAATAAATATTTTATTGATGGCGGATGTATTGATGAATACCCTATGCATATATTTGATGAACCTGAACAACTAAAATCAACATTGGGGATTTATTTAACGACACAAATAAGTGAAACAAAAATTGAAAATGCTGAGGATTTTTTTAGCGGCACTATACAATCAATATTACAAGGCGTTATTTTTAATTCAAAAAGAATGTATAAAAATAACACAATAGACATAGTTTTAAGTCAATCTGATGTTGGTTTTATGAATTATAATTTAAATATGGATGCCATAAAACATATACATACTATTGGATATAATGTCACCAAAATTTTTTTTGATAAATAATTAATATTTTATAAAATATTAAATACATTAATTTAAACATCAATAATAGACGTTAATTTATAATTAATCATGTGGTTGTTTTTCTTTTGATTCAGAATTAGATTCAAATGATTGGTCAACAATAGAGACACATTTTTCTTTCTTTTTTATTTGTAATAATTTAGCATGTGCCTTTTTCATTTCTTCCATTTCTTCTTCGTCGTGTCCCCAATCGAAACCTGTGACTGCATTTTCAATTCCTAAATTATTAAAAATACCAAATTCGTCAACGTTTTTATCAAAATCATTAAAATGTCTGTCATCATATGATTCTAGATCATTTTTATATTCTTTCATTCGTTCTTCAAGTGAAGCAGTATAATTATCGTCAACATCATTATGCCCCGATACATATGATGCACCTTGGACATTTTTAAGGTCACTTTTTGAAATTTTTGTTTTCGCTCTTGAATTTACATTTATTCCACTATATGAACCCGTCATTGCAACATTGTTATTATCGTTATTATCGTTATTATAAATATCGCCATAATTTGTTGAGTATGAAGTGTACGAATCATCAATACCGCTTCCATTCCATGCACTTGGATTTCCTGTATGTCTGACCATTTCGTGGTCACTTTTATGCGCCATATCAAACATTTTATTAAATTTTTCTAAGTCAAAGTCTTTTTCGTTTTTAAATATTTTTTCTTGTTCAATTTCAAGTTCACATTTTTCATTTTCTCTTGATAATTTTAAATCATCCGCTTGCCGAATTGCGTCATCTTCAGTGATTACGTCCATTTGATTTCCGTCGCGAACAAATTTATTTTTTTTATCCATGTCTTCATATGATTTATTAAACTCAATTTGTGCAGCTGCTTTTTTTATTTCTTTCTCTTCATCAGTCATATGCCCTGTTTGTGATTCAATAAAATTTCGTGACGATTGAGCTAAATCTTCATAATCATTGCTAGTTTGCTGTTCGAGACGATTTAATTTGTCATATTCACTTCGCGTATCATCATTAAACAACACATTAAATGCATGCGTTATTAATTCAAACATATCGGCATCACCACCTTTGTCAGGATGATGTTTTTTTACAAGGTCTTTATATGCTGCTTTAATTTCTGTTTTGACACAATCATTTTCTAAACTGAGAACATCATATAGATCAATATCTGTCGACATCTTTAACTTGTCTTTTTTATGCGACAAATTTTTAAGCCATATTTTTGATGACAAAAAAAAATTATAATTTTTTTGACGTTTATAATATGCGTTAAATATATTAACTTAATTCAATGGAATCATTTTTATACAACGACGAATTTAAACAATCAAAAAATAAAAATGGAAAAGAAATGATTACGAGTCAAATAATTATTAAAATGATTAATAGTGACATACAGAGACCTGTTTATACTGCAACCAATGAAGATAAATATGTTTCATCTGCCGTATTATCTGTTATTGGCGACATGATAGGATATGGTAACGGAGAATGGAAATATTCTAAATTTAGGACAATTACATGGGACTCTACGCTTGAAATGTTATTTGAATTTATTTCTGAAGGCGGAATTAATAATATAAACATGAACAACTGGAAAGCAACATATTGTTCATTGACATTAATATCATTATTGAGCACATATTCGCATATTAATAAGAATGATGAATTAGTTCCCTACATAGTTCGCAGTGTGTTTGTAACAAATATAGAAAAATATAAAAAATTAAATAATTTTATTAACGTCGACGACAGATATAAAACAAAATTTTCACAAAAAAATGAAAATATTGTGAAATATATTGAGTCATTTACTAAACATAAAATTAATGATAATTATATTTATCCCACAGAATTTGATGAAAATAGTTATGATAATAAGGCATGTACATACGGAATTGCTATAGGTTTGGCGTTAAATGGAAAAAAAAATAGAAATATGTTAATTGAACATGCTTTATACATAGCTACCACTACACATACATCACCTATCGGATATTTAGGATGTCTAACGGTTGCACTTTTTATTGCGTTTGCTATCGAAAATATAAATATTGAAACGTGGGCTTTTCAACTTATTGATATTTTATCTAACAATAAATTCATTGTAAATTTTATTAACACACAATCAAAAATTAATAATAATAATGAAAATGTGTTGATACATTATGACATATATTTAAAATATTGGACTGAATATGTTGATTTGCGTTTTCGCGATAAAAAACCAATTGAAATGAAATCAATGAAAAATGTCATGTTTAGGTCATCATTTTATTCCAAACATTTTGGCATCGATAAACATCTCAGTCAAGAAGGAAAAAAATATTTAAAATCAGTTATAGGTTCAACAGGATATTCAGCAACCATTGTCGCATATGATTGTCTCCTCGATTCAAAAAATAATTGGACGACAGCTGTTACATACGGTATACTTAATATTGGTGATTCATCCACTCTCGGCTCTATTATTGGTGGAATATACGGCACAATGTATGGATTCGATAATGTTCCAGCACAAAATTTAATTTATTGTCCACTTAAAGATAATTTTATAAGCCAATCTTTTTTCGTCTATAAAAAATATTTTAAGAAAGAAAATAGCATCGACTCGTATATGTCAAGCGAATCAGATGAATCGAAATAAATATAATATATTTTAATGTTCCATATGTTGTTCCACGAAATTCAGCACCTGTTTTTTTGTTCGCGAATCATCATATACATAAGGTGATTTATCGTTTTTATATAAAATAATAGTCGGCACGCCTTGAATTTGTGGTATGTTACATCTTGAATCACCTCCACTGCATTCAATTTCGGACACTTCTAATTGTTTTTGTGAATATTTTTGTTTTAGTGTTACCTTTATTTGTTCCCATGTAGGTAAAAATTCATTGCAGTGATAACAATTTTTGGATTTATACAGAACTAATTTAATTGGATTGTTTTGTTTTTCTGTATTTTCATTGTTAAATTGTTCGTCATTTGTTTTTTCATTATCTGCATTTCCATTATTTGTATTTTCTGATTGTTCTAAATTTTGTCGATTTTTACATTTTTGTAATTCAACGTGTTTTTGTGCGAACAAATATATTATTGCCAACGTGAACATAATTAGACAACATAACATTGCGTTATTAATATTAATCATTTTTGTATTTATAATGTTATTGGACATAATAAATATTTTGCGATATTATAAAACTATAAATTGATATTTTCATAAAATTATCGATAACAATATTGCTCATTTATTTTTTTGTTATTTATATGTATACATATGTCGGTTACAACTGTAGATACGGCTGCGGATGCAAACAATAGATACACGCAGAGGTCTGCATTTTTTGATGGAAATCTAATGGGTAAATTTTTTGCTTCAGATATTTTTTTTAATATTGATACGTGGGACATAAAAGAATATAAATATGAAGATAATGATGATCCAGAAATTGCAACACCATATTATTTAATATCAGGATCATTAAGTGGTGAAGGTGATGGTGACAATATATTTTATAATTTTATTATATGCACCGCTATATTTCATAAAAAAATAAATGACAAAGATAATGATACAACAAAACGGTTATGGCAAAATGTATATGCTAAATGGAACTCATTGGATGGTCATACACAACTATTTTATCAAAAATTTATGACGCCATATAGTAATGACAATGAAGTTACAATGAATAATAGTAACATTGACTATATTGGTGGGAATTCAATTAAAATCAATACCGATGAATTTAAAAAAACTGTGCCCAACGCACACAACATAAAATATTTTACAGAAAGATATGAGTCCATTTTAAATCATGATGCGGGTGCGGAGAAAAAATGCGATGAACAAAATGATAAACAGTTTTACAAATTAATTGATAAGATTGTTAAAAAACGTTTAGCTTTTATTAGAGATGAAATAACGGTGGGTGATGCGATAGATAAAGAGAATGACCAGGAGGAAATTAATGTAAAGGCAACAAATACATGGACAAAACAAGGTGACGTATATTCGAAATCAAATGCAGAAATTAAGGAAATTCCTGTCGAAAAATGTTATACAACTGGTATTCAAACAAAGGACGAAAATAAAACTGCTTGCAGAGAGTATATAGTAAAATGTCTAACATCGACGTCTAAAATTGATGCAGATGCGTGTAAATTATCGGACGCGGAGTTTTTTGATGCAGCAAAAGATGACATTGATAGTATGCATCCACTCATTGCATTGCGAACTTTAGAAAAATTTGGATTCAAAAAAATAAAAATTCATGACGATACCGCTAAAAAAGAATTAATTAAAATTCAATCTGTTGAGGGCTGGAAAAAAAATGCAAATGATGATAAAAAAATGAGCGACAAAGAAAAAACACAAATAAGCGAAAAATTATTAAATTATTTGATAATGGTTGTTACGCACGTTAATTCGAATCCACAAATCTTAAATTCTGATTACACTGGACAAAGCGATGAGATAACTGAAAAAAATAGTTTGGCACAAATACAAAGTCGAGTTGATACGCCAAATAATAATCAGATTACACATGCGATACAACATAGGAAACCAATTATTGACCCAATGATTATAATACGTGCACAAGAATTATTTGAAGCGAACACTAAATTAACCATGGATGCAATTAATGATAAAAATACCAACAAAACTCCTAATTCTGAGTATTTAGCTACGAAATTTTTTGATATGGATAAAAAAATGAAAGCAGATGGCAAGGAGATTAGTTCGAATGACAGAATCAGTATACTCAATATGTTGAAAAGAATGGAAGAAATTGAAAGTGAATTAATAAAAACGCTTAGGTATATCATAAGTTATAACAATATGTATAAAATATCGGGCGACACAAGAAGCAGCAAAACATTGAGTTTATCAAATCTTAAATCAATAGTTGAACGTCACGAAAAATTACGCAATAAATACAGAATAGAAGAAAATTCAATGGAACAAGTAATTGCGGCGATAGAGGGAATAATTAATGATGCAATTTCTAGCAACGTCATGGAAGTATATGATTGATGTACAATAGATGCACACTTATTAGTTCACATATAATTTACATATAAATTATCATTAAAATGATATTTCATAATGATGTATAAAAATAATATAATAATGCGCATTTTTAAAATTTTTTATTTTTTTTTTATAAATCATAATTATACATGTCAAAAAAATCGGCAGAAGATCTGAAACAAAAATTGATTAAAGATTTATTTGATGGTGACAAGGGTGGTGAGGTATTTTTAAGCAACATATTTTGTCCAAATGATCTTGATCAATTAATAGCCGTTAATGAATATGAACCGTCTGGAATAGATGGACGCGTAGCCGGAGCTGTCATGTCAAGCAAATATTATACTGACGAAGCACGTAATGGACATGATAAGGATAGAAATACAGTGCATCAAGATTTTGTTGACTTCATTGTGAGAGCCGGCAAATATCACGCTTATAGAAATGAACAAAAACAAGATCCTAATGATGACGGTGAACTGGGCAGCGAACAGGGCAGCGAACAACCATCAACCGAACCACAACCAGCAACCGAACCACAACCAGCACAACCAGCAACCGAACCACAACCAGTCGAACCACCAACCAAAAAACGACAACCACAGCCATCCGATGCACCACAGCCATTCGGTGCACCACCACCACCAGGAGCACAACCACCACCACCAGTAACCAACAAAATGCACGTGAAAGTTGATAGTTCACAACAAAGTGTACCAGATGGTCCTTTAAGTGAGGATGACACAAAAATAGTCGAAGCGCTAGCGTTACGCGTATTCAATGCCGCCAAAAAATTATCAAGGGAACCGTTGTTACAAATTAACAAAAAGGAATACCATGACGCATTAAATGCTACGCGTTCGTTGCCTAGACGTACGTCAACCATATACGACAATACATTAAGTAATTTATATTATGATTATCGAGAACATCTAGATGATATTGTTCAGGCAACAAACCCAAATATTAGCAGCGAAAATAAGCAAGATGCCAAAAAAGAGTTAGATGATTTTAATAAAATTGTTCCGACAAATTTTGAAGAACTTGATGGTGGTTCCATGCATGGCGGTTTTGATGAATACACTTTTTTAGACAACGTTTCGCGTAAACTTTTGAATTATAGTACTGACGATGAAACATTTAAAATCCGAACTGAACGCGGTAAATATGACCAAAGTGACTACCCATTATTTATGCGTATAATTCCTAAAATTTCAACCAAATGCGATGGTTATTACATGACATTAGGTGGAACAGTTAAATATACGCCAATTGAAAATAATGATGGAGCATTTGAGGATACTCTGCGTAATTTGTATAAAAAAGCGTATAATTTTGATTATGGTCCGTACGACAAAACTGTTTCTAAGGGAACCGAATGGAGATTTGATATTGAAAAAATTAAAGCCGAATTTTTGTTAAAAGGCACGCAAGAATTAGATATGCCTATAATGGAATATGCAGAAGACTCATATTATATGTCGCTAATTGATAGTTCAATCTATCAATTTAAAGAAAAACAGTTTGTGAAATGTAACGGTGGTAATTGTAAAGAAGTAAATCTCACAAAAGAAAAAAATTGTTATGGGTCGGGAATCAACTATGAAAAATGTAGTTCTTTTATAGATGCAATGAAAGACGTTGAAGCTGACCTCACAATTCCGTTTGATTTCACAGATTATATTGATGATGTCAAAGCAAACATTAACAATTTGGACCCACGAATTGCTCGACGTATTTTGGAAAGATTTAAATTTGAACAAAGATCAGATGGTAACAAAAAGAGTTTTGAGTCAGTTGAATCATGGAGAAAAGCAGGTTATAGGGGATGCGTAGATAAAAGCAAGATTGATAAAAATAAAAATCTCCTCGAATATTTACGCGTGATTTCAAATTATGCAAATAAACATGGGGAAATTGTTGACACAAGTCTAAGCGGAACAAAAACAGTTGCAACAGTTACAACGGATGATTCGACCGATGGTAAATATGTGATTAAAGATCGCCAACCAACTATAACGCCAAGTGCTCTTGATCTTATTGCTGCTAAAGGTTCTGCACTTGGTACGTTTGTTATTGTCGATAGGGCACCTGTATTTAGAAATGCAGGTGGTGCGATTCCTACAATGAGCGGAGGAGGAGGAGAAGGAGAAATGATGCCACCTTTTATAGAACAAAGGACAGACAGTCATGCCGCATCAGCATCAGCAATACAACCGCGTGCTACTACTGATAGTAATACATCACAACCTCCAAATTATAAAAGTGTGTTACGCCAAATATTTGAGGAACAATTAAAAATTATGAAAGAAAATAATATTAATATTGACACTAGTATTACTGATGAAAAATTGGCGTTGTATGATAAAGTAGCTGAGCGGTATGAAAAATCGCTGAGAGATCTATTTAGTGCTAACACAGTTGCCGATGAGATTAACACATTAAATGAAGGACATAGTGATGGTGAAGCTGCTGAAGAAATAATCGTTTCCCAACAAGCTGAAGAAGTTAACAAAACCCGCAAAGAATTAGAAAAAACAGAAAAAGAAGCTGCAGAGACTATTACAAATCTTGTTAAAATAGTTGGTGAAATACAAGATCACAAAGCACCAGTAAGAAATTAATTATTTATAATTTTATTAATTTAACCTAAATGGGTTAAGTTATAATTTTTAATTTTATTGTATTATATTAAAATGTCAGGAGGAATAATACAATTGGCTGCTCGAGGTGTTGAGGATTTATATTT